CGCGGATAAATCGAATTTCCGCTTTCCCATATATGTAGTCGTGAAAATACGTCGTGTCCGTCCGGGCCGGAATCAGCAAAACAACGGTTGTCCCGCTCTGTGCTTCTTCGTAGGCTTTGCGAACCCATTTGCCGACTTCCCGCCCGTATGGAGGGTTGCAGAATACAGAACCCCCCCCGCAACATTCCACGGGCTTTTCAGCCCGTCCGTGTCCGGGGTGAAGTATGCGGGGCATTTTGCGCTTTTGTCTGTCGCCGCCGCGTCAAGCGTGAAATGAAATTCCCGGTTCAGTTCGTCGAAAAACGCTTGCGGTGTGCAATAGTCCATCTTCTTACTGCTGAAAAGCGCCGCATTCATACCCCAGCCCCCGTTCCGCTTGTACTGTTTTCGTCCTCCCGGATTCCGCGAATCGCGGCGGCTATGTCCCCGCGGCGCGCTCCGTCAATCTCCATGCGCCAGCGGTCGCCGATCTTGTATGCGCTGATCTTCCGGGCCGGGTGAACGGCCTTGATGATCTCCACCGCCGCTTGCCCGATTGCAAGAATCAGAATAACGGCCCCCAGCCATACCCAAAAGTCTGATAGAACGAATCTGATAATCTCCATGCTTATTTCCTCCTGTCCAGCCTGTCGGCTATGTTCAAAATGCCTGTCATTGCGTCCCGAATGTTGGTGTCGGTCCCCGCTGTGATCGAAAGAATCCGCGCTATGTCCCGCAATTCCTCCGCCGCGGTGACTTCCTCCGCCGACGCTCCCGCCGCTTTCATACATTCAGGGCAAAGCGTCAAGCCCTCCGCGGTCTGCTTCCCGCACCGTTCGCATTGTTGAAGCTTCACCGCCGCCGCCCCCTTTCTCTACACCGGGTAGCCGAATACAAAAGTCGTTCCAGTAATCAGCGCGCCGATCAGGAAAGCAAGCCATACGATCATAAGAACCGCAAGGACGTTTTCAGCCCAGCCCGCTATACGCAAGGCCCATTTTGCCGCCGTCAGCGGCTTTCCCTTTCTTGCTATGGCCTGTGCTTCGTCCGGGGTCGCCCGGTTCAGGTCATAGGCGTTTGCCTTAATTGCCGCCGTCACTTTCGGCGTGAAGTGCTTTCGCACGGTGAAGATGACCCAATAGACGGTTGTTATCAAGAATCCCGCATTCATTCCGCTTCCCCCGTTTCCCGCGCCCAATAGCACCCGGCGCAATCTTCAAGTTCCCCGGTATCAATGGGGCAAGGTTCGTTTTCTGCCCACTCCGGCTTCCCGCATTCGTACTTCATTTCAAGTCCTCCGTTTCAAAAAAGTTTCGTTTGGTCTGCGTAGTCCCATAGGCGAACTTGCGCCATTTCCGCCGCCAGCCGCTCCGACGCTTTCACGTAATAGTCGGGGTCAATCTCGAACCCGACGAACTCGAATCCCATTCGCCAGCACGCAATCAGGCTTGACGCGCTCCCGGCGTGTGTATCAAGAATCCGATCACCGGGGCTGGCGTAGTTCGACAAAAGCCATTCATACAGGCGGACGGGCTTTTGTGTCGGGTGTATCGTGTTTCCGTCCCTCTGCAATTCGGCCCGGTTGATGACGACAACCCGCGTCGGGCGGTCAAAAGACGTGTACGCAAGTTCGCAATCGCTCATTGAAAGCCCGTGTTGTCCCTTATCCCAAACCACCCAGCCCTTTGTGCCGCGGTTCAGCATGGGGACAAAGTAATTCCCGCCCCAAATTATTTGATTTACCGAAACGCGTTCCAGTTCGCGGAAGTATTCGGGCGGCGGCGTTTCCTTGTCCCAGCCCTTGCGGGCGTGAAACTTTCGGTTGTGCTTCGGGTTGTTGTGTACCCTCTGGCGCTGTCCGTCGTGTCCGATTCCGTAAGGCGGGTCGCATATAGCAAGCTGAAAATATTTGTCCGGGATTTCCTGCATTGCTTCCATGCAATCAGCGTTATAAAGGCGGTTCAGGTCAAACACGGGTTATTCCTCCGCCCGGCCCCGCAAGGCCAGCATTTTCTCCCGAACCAGTTTGTCAACCACCCGGCCCGGTGTTTTCTGCCCGCTGATCTGCATAAGCTTTTCAAGATTGAACGCCGTTTGCGGAGTGACCCGGACCGTCAATTTCCGCGTTTTCTGCTTCTTTGCCATTGCTCCCGCTCCTTTCGTGGATATAGTCGAGGAAGAGGACCGAACCGTTGAATCGCACCCGCCACGGTTCGAGGTCCGCCGCCGTCACGTACTTTCGCCCGAAATGCTCTTTCATGTCCCGCCATACGGCCCACGGCACGAAAAAGAACTTGTCGTTGATTCCGGCGCATACGGCGGCAACCGCTCCCCACCGGGCGTGCTTCTCCAGCGCGTCCTGCTGTTCCTGCGTCAGAACGTCCCGCTTCATGCGGTCGGTGCTGGTGTACTTCGCTTCAAAGACGATTGACCGCCCGCCCGCAAGGGTTCCTTGAAAGTCCGGCTGGGCGCGGGCCGTGAACCGTCCCTTGAAAATCCCGTCGCGCAACTTCTCCAGCACCCTGAACGGTTCCGGGGTTTTATCGACTTCCGCCCGCTCCCGCATGGAATACAGGGCGCACGCGGCTTTTATGTAGTCCTCGAAAAAATGCCCCTGCGCGTTATTGACTTTGTTTTGATACTGCTGGCGGGCGCGCCGCTGGTCGATCTGCATTGTTCTTCCTCCGATTTTCCCGAACCCGTGCGTCATGCTCCCGGCACGGGAACGGCTCTGATCTGTAACACTCTTCGCAACATTCGTCGCACGTGACTTCACCCCGGCGGGTGTAGTACGGACAAGGGTGGACCCGCTCGACGGGCTTTCCGCATACGGCGCACTTCATGTTCTGGCCCCGCTTTCAAGCATTTTGCGGCGGGTGTGTTCGTCCATTCCCGCCATCATCATGGAAATTCGCCGTGCTTCTTCAATGTCAGGTTCCGGCGCTTCCGGCAATTCGTCTATTGTATTCGCCGGGAATATGCCGTTCTTGTGCAGGAACGCCGAATAGAACCGTTCAAGTTCCTGTTGCAATGCGGCGTTGTAAAATTCAAAACTGATTTCGATTTCCAGCCGCTCCGCCGCGGTGCATTCAATCCCGATCTGCTTTCTTGTCCGGCCTGTATATCTCCCCACGCACCCGTAAGGAATGCGCCCGGTTACTGTGTAAATAACCTGATTCAAAAGCTTTCGTTCAAGCGGCGTTTTGAACCTGAACCACGCGATTTCCCGGCGTTCCTCTGCAATTTCCGCTTCCGAAATGCCGTATTGCTTCATAAGGCGGTCAAGCAGGGCGGCGGCGGAATCCTTTTCGCCGTCAACGCCGCGTTCCGCCAAAGCTTGAACCCGTTTGACTTTCTCTAAAAGCCGTTCCCGCTCCGTCATGCCTTTTCCCTCCGCTGTTCTTCCTGCGTCGCCCACATATCCGCGGTATGCAGGGCAAGCACAAGAGGGAAGAGGGACAACGCCGCCGAAAGCGTCCGGCTTCCGCCGCGGGCCGCGTCGTCATACGCTCCCATGTGCCAGCGGATTGCAAGGGCTTCTTCGTCGGTCAGATACATAAACCGGGAAATCTGATAAACCGACTTTTCCCCATGCCCGAACGGGAATCGGTCGTTCACGCGATACCCGCCGCCGTCGGTCTGTTCGTAATATTCGGCCTTGCATACGTCGTGAAGCAGGGCGCAAATTGCGCGGCTTTCGGCGCTTGTTCCCGCGGCATAGGGGCTTGAAATCAGGAAGTCATAAACCCGCAAGCTGTGTTCGACAAGCCCGCCGGGGTATGCGCCGTGGTATTTCGTGCTTGCCGGGGCGGTGAAAAAGCCCGCATTTTCAAGCCATTCCAGCAAGTCGTCCGCGCCGGGGCGGTTGACCTGATCTTGAAAAATCGCCTTGAACCTCTCTTCGTTCGTCATTCCAAATCCCCCCTTAATTTCCGTTTGACCTCTTGCGAAATGTCGCGCCCCCAATATCCGCCCAGCGTGATCGCTTCGCATTTCTGCGCTTCTTCCGCCGAAATATGCTTTCCGCAAACGCCGTCGCATTCCCGGCACATATAGAACCCGATCACGCGCCCGTGATGATATTCCTTGCACCCGGCGCAATACCAGCGGCCCGTCATCTTGTCGGCAATCTTGCTGATTCTGCGGCGGATTGCATTTCCGGCCCGCCTTGCCGGGTTCCCGATGTAGTATGCAAAAAGGCTTGTTTTTAACTGTTGCATTCTTGTAACCTCTTTTCTTTGTGCCGGGTCAGGTATTCGGCCCAGCTTTCTTTCAGATAGCACCGCCCGTAAACGTACCGCTGGGCGAACTCTTTTTGAAGCGCGTTCGGAATAATGCCTTTTCGGTCGTTCCTCTCTGGCTGTGCATAAATGCTGATTCCCTTTAACCTCTTCAACTGCTCGACACGGTATGCGGCGTTTTCAACGTCCTTTGTGACAAGCAGATAAATAAACAGGTTATAGGGCTTCTTTCCGTGCTTCTCCAGCAACTCCGCCACCCGCATGATCGCTTCAATTTGCGGTATCTGATCGCACGAAAAGCGAATAAACCGAATCCATTTCAGCCGGGCGAGAATGCCCGCTATGCGGTCATCTACCAGCCGCGCGTCCATGCCTTGATTAAGG